CGCCACCGGCGAGAGGGGCGCAGCATCCGCCACCGGCGAGAGGGGCGCAGCATCCGCCACCGGCGAGAGGGGCGCAGCATCCGCCACCGGCAAATCCTGTGTGGCTATGACAACCGGCTTTTTTGGCCGCGTTATGGGCAATATCGGCAACGCTATTGTCTGCGTAGAGCGTAGGGATAATGGAGAGATCGCCGCCATCCTTGCTGGCATCGTGGATGGTGAAACGCTGAAACCCGGCGTGTGGTACACCGTTAGGGACGGCCAATGGGTGGAGGTACAGAAATGAACCGATTGAAGGAACGGCGGATAGAGCTGGGGCTGACGCAGGAGGCGGTCAGCGGCATTCTGAAGCTGGCAGACCCGCGGATGGACGTGAGCATGGTGAGCCGGTTTGAGAACGGCGTGTGCCTGCCCACGGAGGAAGTCACCGAGGCGCTGGAGGCGGCGCTGCGGGCCAGCAGGGCGTATCTGTTCGGCGAGGACGAGAAAGCCGAATTGCCCATACGGACGGCGGAGACAGAGCGGATCGCCTGTCTGATCCCCAAGGGGCGCAGGAACGCCATCAGCCGGGAAGACCTGGCGGCGGCGCTGCACACCACCGACCGGAAGATGCGAAAGGCCGTGGCCGAGGCAAAGAAGCAGGGCGTGATGATCTGCAACGACGGGGACGGGTACTACCAGAGCGACGAGTTGAGCGACCTGTGGCGGCAATACAGGCGGGAGACGGCGCGGGCTATGTCCATACTCAAGGCGCGGAAGCCCATGCGGGAAGTGCTGAAAGCGGCTGGGAGGCTGGTGTGAGCGTGTTTGACTACAAGGAGCCGCGGGCGGAGCCGAAGCCCTACAAGGTGCCGCGATGCCCGGTGTGCGGCGAGGAAACAGATACCCTGTACAAGAATATTTACGGCGAGACCGTTGGGTGCGATGGCTGCATACGAACGGTGGACGCATGGGAGGAAAAGAAATGAGCTTGAGTTTGTATCACATTGACCAGGCGCTGGAGGCGCTGATCGACCCGGAGACCGGGGAGCTGCTGGACTACGATGCTTTCGAGCAGCTGCAGATGGACAGGGAGCACAAAATCGAGAACATGGTGTGCTGGTCCAAGAGCCTGGACGCGGAGGCAAAGGCCATCCGGGACGAGGAAAAGGAACTGGCGGAGCGCCGCCGCACGATGGAGCGCAAGCGTGACCGGCTGCGGGACTACGTTGACCGGGCGCTGGACGGGCATCCCTTCCAGACGGCGAGGTGTTCCGTTACCTACCGCAAGAGCACGGCGGTAGAGATTACCAACATGGAGAAGCTGGTGCGGTGGTGCATGGACAACGGCTATGACGGCAAGGTGACGTATACCTCGCCCACGGTGGCCAAGAGCGACATCGCACCGCTGCTGAAAGCCGGTGTTGCGGTGGACGGTGCGGAGATCGCCGAGCGGATGAACATGGGGGTGAAGTGATGGAGAATTTGGCTATCTATAATGCGGTGCGAAGCGTGCCGGACAGTGCAAAAAGGCAAATCGGCGCTGGCCGGTTGAAGGGCAAGACGGACATCAACCCCATGTGGCGGCTGAAGACTTTGACGGATCAGTTCGGCCCTTGCGGTATCGGATGGAAGTACACTATCACGGACAAGAGGCTGGAACATGGCGCAAACGGTGAAGTGGCCGCGTTTCTGGACATTGACCTGTTTGTTAAAGTGGACGGCGCATGGTCGGATGCTATTCCCGGCACAGGCGGCAGCGCATTTGTGGCGAAGGAAAAGAACGGCCCTTACACCTCCGATGAGTGCTTCAAGATGGCACTGACGGACGCTATCTCCGTGGCATGTAAGGCGCTGGGCTTTGGCGCGGACGTGTACTGGGAGGCGGATAGGAGCAAGTACGACAAGCTTGCACCTGTAACATACACTAAAGGCACTGTCATCTGCGAGAGCTGCGGTATGCCCATTAAGAACGTGACGTGCCAGGGCATTAGGTATTCCCCGGATGACATCGCAGACAAGTCCATCGACAGATACGGTAAGCGGCTGTGCTGGGGCTGCATGAAGGCGGCCAACGCAGCGGAGAAGAACCATGCAGCAGATAACGGTTAACGGGTCGAGGTGGCAGCAGGACAGTGATGGCGCGTGGCTGGCGTTGCGTGTGAAGTCGCCGCAGACCGCGATGGACGTGTGCGACGCCATGAAGCAAGACAAGGAGTACAACGTGACCATCAAGGGCAAAGGACGGAGCCTGGATGCCAACGCCTATTGCTGGGTGCTGCTGGACAGGCTGGCGGCACATTACGGCATCTCCAGACAGGAGGTGTACCGGCAGGAGATACGGAACATCGGAGGCGTGAGCGAGGTGCTATGCCTGCGGGAAAAGGCGGCAGAGCCGTTTTGCAGGGCATGGGAGCGGAACGGGATCGGCTGGATGGCAGATACGTTCCCCAGCAAGCTGAAAGGCTGCGTGACCGTAACAGTATGGTACGGCAGCAGTACCTACGACACGGAGCAGATGTCGCGGCTGATAGATGCCGTCGTGGAGGATTGTAAGGCGGTAGGTATTGAGACGATGACGCCGGCAGAGCTGGACGCGCTGGTGAGCCGGTGGGGGAGGTAGGTACATGAGTAGTTTCCATATGCAGCCGTGCTGGACTTGCAAGAATTTTTATGGCGGCTGTAGTTGGTCAAATGGAGAGCAGAAGCCCGTTGAGGGATGGGATGCTGTACCGACTATAAAAAAGCATCACACACGTAATCACAACTATATCTTGCATTCATTTGCTATTCGGGTTTGCCCGGAATATGTGTGGGATGGGACGGTGGTAGGGTATGGAGGATAAGCGGTGCTGGCGATGTGGTGGAAACGGTGCGGTAGACCCATTAGATAGACATCACATTTTTGGAGCTTATAACCGAGGTAAAAGCGAGAAGTACGGGCTGGTTGTGTATTTGTGCCATAACAAGTGTCACATTTTTGGCGAAAAGGCGGCGCACAACAATGCTGAAACTATGCTGAAACTTCACCGTTTCGGGCAAGTCAAGGCCATGCAGGAGCAGGGCTGGACGGAAGATGACTTCCGGCGAGAATTTGGGAAAAGCTACTTATAAGGAGATTTGATATGCTGAACAAGATTTTTGTCATGGGTAGATTGACACGGGATCCCGAGCTGCGGCGCACCAATAACGGCACCGCCGTTGCCAGCTTTGCACTGGCAGTAGACCGGGACTTTAAGAACGCAGACGGGACCAAGGACACGGACTTCATCGACATTGTGGCGTGGCGCGGTACGGCGGAGTTTGCTTCCAAGTATTTCACCAAAGGCCGCATGGCGGTGGTGGAGGGCCGGTTGCAGATGCGTGACTGGCAGGACAAGAACGGCAACAACCACAGAAGCGCCGAGATCGTGGCGGACAATATGTATTTTGGCGACAGCCGGAAGGACACGGACGCGCAGGGCGCGTTTCACCGGACGGACGGCAATAGCAAGTTCGTGGAGATGGACGAGGATGATAGCGATCTGCCCTTCTAAAGGATGTGATGTGAATGGGCAAGTGCTATGTGAAAGCCTACTATGACTGGATAGAACAGACAGCGGCGCTGTCCGATGCGGAGCGTGGACGTCTGTTTATCGCCATTCTGAAGTACGCGAGGACAGGTATCCCCCCAGAGTTGGAGGGTGCTGAAAGCATACTGTTTCCGGTGTTCCGGACGATGTTGGACAGGGACGATGAGCTTTCCGCTGAACGGGCAAGGAACGGGACGAAAGGTGGCAAGCAAACGCAAGCAAGTTCAAGCAAAATCAAGCAAACCGAAGCAACCGCAAATGACCTCAAGCCTACTAAGACAAAGAAAGAAGACAAAGACAAAGAAAAAGACAAAGAAAAAGACAAAGACTTATTCCCACCTGACGGTGGGAGTACGCGCGCGAAGCGCTTTACCCCACCCACACTGGCAGAGGTTCAGTCCTATGTGGCTGAACGCCATTCGGCGGTAGATCCGCAAGGCTTTATCGACTTCTATGAAGCAAAGGGCTGGATGGTTGGCAAGACCCCCATGAAAGACTGGAAAGCGGCTTGCCGAAATGCTGAGAAGTGGGAACGGTGGGGACATTCCCCTGCTTTACTTCCCGGAAAAAGCGACAGTGCACGTGATGCTTGGATGGGCAAGTACATCAGGGGGGCGAAGCCATGAATGCGGGCATTTGGAAGATCGCCACGGCAAAGCTATGCGGACAGTGCATCCGGGACATGGAGGACGAATACATCTTCGCCCCCATGTGGCGGCGGACGCTGGGCGGTACGTGCGAACGGTGCGGAGAAAACCGCATCGTCCATGAGGTGCAATACACGATGAACAAACGAGGGCTGGAGAAAAGAGGAAAACTGAATGGGCCTGATGAGTAACGATCTGGCGCGGCTGTCCCCGGCGGCACAGAAGCAGGTCATGGAGAAGATGCAGAAGCCGGGGAAATACAAGGCGCAGAAGACCAAGCGCGGCAAGCTGAACTTCGACAGCAAGAAGGAGGCGGAGCGCTACGACGCGCTGATGCTGCTGCAAAAGGACGGGGAGATACGGGGGCTGAAATTGCAGGTGCGGTACTGCTTGCAAGAGGCGTACACGACGTTTGAGGGCGACAAGGTGAAAAGTATCGACTACATCGCGGACTTTGTGTACGAGCGCAGAACGGCTCCTGACAGCTACGGCCAGCGGTACTGGCTTCCGGTGGTGGAGGACGTGAAGGGGATGCGTACCCGCGAGTATGCCATGAAAGCAAAGCTGTTTCGCAGTAGGTACGGGTTTGCCATCCGGGAGGTGTGACGTGGGCAAGCAGCATTTGAGCAGGGACGACCGCATCTTTATGCGTGGCAAGCTGCAAGGCACACGGGAGTGCATGGACATGGTGGCAATGGTGCTGATGGACAAATGCGGCTGGCACGTCCAAGAGGAGACATCGGACAGCCGGGACACGCAAAGCATCGCGTACCTGTACGAGTGCCTGGAGAAACTGGCGGAGGAAATAAACGAGGGCCGCATCAAGCGGAAGCACATCAGGGACGTGCTGAAGGACGAGTGCGGCGTGGTGTTTGGAGATTGATGGAATGAAAATACTGATCGGCGGAAGCCCCTGCACACATTGGAGTATCGCACAGACCAAGAACCGCGAAACCGAGGCCAGCGGCGTCGGATGGGAGTTGTTTCTGAATTACCGCATCGCGCGGGACAAGTACGCCGTCCAGACCACACAGCACAACTACCCAGAGACGGTGCAGCTGGGGGATGCGTTTCAAGTACGGAAGGAGGACTGGACGCTATGACAAGAGACGAGATCGTGACTGCGCTGCGGTGCTGTGCCGAGGGAGAGTGTCATGGTTGCACAATCTACAATGATAAGCAGAGTTGCCAAGAACGAGTGTTGGATGCCGCCGCTGACCTGATCGAGAACCAGCAGCGGCACATCGAGGCACTGATGAAAGCCAACGACAGCCTGAAGGACGCCATTGCACGGCGGGATAAGCAGATAGAAATGCTGAAAAAGCAGGGAGAGGTTATGGCGCGGGAGCAGGACGCGATGGGCAAGAGAATAGCCATGCAGGAGAAAGGAAAATGGACAAAAACGTATTGATGCCGTGCCCACCCTCGCGTCGGGACAAGCAGATAGAGGACATGGAGCAGGGCATGGCACAGATGGCAAAGGCTGTGGCGTTGAAGGAGGAAAAGGCATGAGCAAGGCCGTGATGATAAGCATTCGTCCCAAGTGGTGCGAGAAGATTTGCAACGGCGAAAAGACTATCGAGGTGCGAAAGACGCGCCCGAATCTGGAAACGCCGTTTAAGTGCTATATCTACTGCACGCAAGCGAGGGAACGTCTCATTACCATTCTGAAAGATGGCGACGAGAACTACGGCGAAATTTACCGCGGGAAGCCTGTTTTCATAAAGACGGACGAGGGCTCTGTGTGTGATATGTGGGGTAAGCGACAAAAGGTCATCGGGGAGTTTACCTGCGACCGCATTTATGAGCTGGAAACGCGCTCACCCGGCGGCAGCTACTATGTCAAAGGTGAGGATCAGCCGACAACAAACGCCGTGGCGCGGCAATCATGCCTGACCCTCAGAGATATGCACGAATATCTGAAAGCGGCAAAGGGCTACGGCTGGCATATCTCTGACCTGAAAATCTACGATAAGCTGAAGGAACTGGGCGAGTTTTCACCCCCGTTTGAAAACTGCATAGACAAAGTGTGTGATGAGTTTGGTTGTGCATCTTGCGAAAATGGCGGTCATATTAAGCGCCCGCCCCAGAGCTGGTGCTATGTGGAGGAGGAGAACAATGGAACGACTGACGCAGCGACTTAGGACTGGTGAGGTTCTTATGGCGTCAAATTACGAGGAGAAATACACGGAACAAGAGTGGATCAGTGTGCTGCAAGACCGCCTTGCTGCCTACGAGGACACCGGACTGACGCCGGAAGACATTAAGGAATTGCTTGACATGGCTGTGTCGAAAACAGACAAGGTTTTGCGGCTTAAAGAAGAATTGCACACCATGAAAAACGAGCTATGCCAATACTGCGGGAAGTACAAACAAGCACACGAGGGCGCATGTGACGGGTGCAAATGGAGGGAATGTGATGGCAGTGGTGGATATTTTTATCACGGACAAGAAGTACAACGTCATCTACGCTGATCCACCGTGGGCTTATAGGCAAAAGCAAATGAATTTCCAACATTACGATGAAGGGAAAAAATATGAGAACGGCGTAAATGAACATTACCCCACCATGACGTTGGATGAACTGAAGGCGTTGCCAGTGAACAAAATCGGTGCAGACGATTGCTTGCTGTATATGTGGGCGACCAGCCCCAATTTGGATATTGCTATAGAATTGGGCAAATCATGGGGATTTGAGTATAAAACGGTAGCCTTTGTGTGGGATAAGCAGAGAACCAACTACGGCTTTTATACCTTGAGCCAATGCGAATTATGTTTGGCGTTCAAAAAAGGCAGAATCCCAAAGCGGGCAGTAACAAATGTGCGGCAGTTTTTAAGCGAGAAATTGGGAAAACACTCAGAGAAACCAGCAAAGATCAGAGAAAGAATCGACACCATGTATGGGAATTTGCCCCGCATCGAACTGTTTGCCCGTCAACAGGCGGACGGCTGGGACTGCTGGGGGAATGAAGTGGAGGAGAAGTAAATGGATGCTGTGAAGTTTTTGCAGGAGCGAGCAAGAATGTGTAATTCGTTTTCGCCGAATTGCGAAGGATGCCGCGCGGACGAAGAAAAACCGGTGATGAGCGAATGCTATCTGTGGATGTTTGAAAACCCCGAAATAGCCGTCAAGATCGTTGAGAAATGGTCTGCCGCACACCCGCGCAAGACACGGCAGAGTGTGTTTCTGGAACAATACCCAGAAGCAGAGATAGATGGTGACGGTGTGTTGGACGTATGCCCCACTCCAATTTTCCATTCGCATAGGATGGATGGCGGTGGGTGTCTAAACGCTCACGTGAAATGCTCCGACTGCCGCCGCGAGTTCTGGATGCAGGAGGTAGAGTAATGGTCACATCATTTGTACAAGTTAAGCCGCTCACATACGACCCGTGCGATTACTGCGCTTTCTGCGGCGATTGCCCGTCCGCTCATTTCTTCCCGTATGGCTACCATGAGTGCAGCGATATGCGAGATATGCGAAAGAGGGTGGAGTGATGGCAACCATTTTGCAAAACTTCGCCAGCGGGCTGTGGATCGTGTTGGGCGTGTACTGTTTCTTCGGACTGAGGATGTGGAACAAGCGGTTCGGCGAGTTGTATGACGAACTGAAAGAGGAGATGGAGCGATGGAACGACTGACGGAATATGAAAGCATCTGGGCTGCCCAGCAAAGAAAAAGCAATCGAAGCGTGGAACAGGAGGTGCTGATATGAGCGAGTTCCCGGAACGGCTGAGAAAGCTGCGGGAGAGAAAGAGACTGAAGCGGTATGTACTGTCGGAGCGCTGCGGGCTGAATTCTGACGCCATACGCCGGTATGAGCTGGGAACGGCGAAGCCGACGATGGACGCGTTGAAGAGCATAGCGGATGAATTTGGCGTGTCGGTAGACTATCTGATCGGCAGGACGGACTATCCCTGCGTGGTAGATATTGCCGAAAAATAATTTTTGAAAATTCCACTTAAAAGTGGAAAAATTGAAAAAACGCACTTTATCATGGGAGATGCAGGGGCAAACTCTGCATCTCCATTCTTTTTCTTTTCCCCCTTCTTTTCCTGATGGGCGGGGCTTTGGCCCCGCCCGGAGGGAAAAATAATCGTCACGTTCTTGCGTAAATGCCGGTGGCCTGAGCCAGCAGGAGTCGAAGGTAGTCTGGGCAACTTCTCACGCCGCTCTCCCAGTTCTCCACCGTCCGGCGGGGGATGCAGTATCGGACGGCAAAGGCGGCCTGAGACAAGCCGGTATGGGCGCGGATGTCTCGGATGGTCAGGTGGGCCGCGTCCCACAGATGCCCCAGCGTCTCGATGCGGGTCGTGGAGATTTCTGCCTCCGGGGCGTCGCCCCAGGCGGAAGAAAGCGCCCAGTCGGAGACGTAGGCGTCGCGGTCGGCGCAGTCCAGGGCAGCGGCCCACAGGGTGTTAAACAATTTGTCTGTCATGTTTAATATCCTTTCATAGTGGAAATTGTAAAAAAAAGAAAAACACCGGCAACCGGTGCTTTCCCTTCGCTTGAAGTGTTTGTCCTTCTTACCATTTCAATCCACGGCGGCAGGATCGCGCCGCACCAGATGCAAGCGCCTCCTGCATCCGACAAAAATAGTTTACCACGCTGCGCAGGAAATGGCAAGCACCATCATGACCATATTCCGCCCGCCAAATATGCGGCGTTCTCGCGTTTCCAGCGTTCTTCCATTGTCAAGGTTTCCGCGATCATGTCCGCAATCTGCTGCGGGGTTTTGAAGCGGTTGGCAAGGCCGACCTTGATAACATCATCATCGTGGTAGACCGTCCATTCCTCGCGATCCCAGTGGTACTTGCACCAAACATCGCCGGTAGACTTGTCGTAAAAAATCTCCACATACTCCCCCGTGCGGGAGCCGAGTCCTTTGGTGGAGTTGGAGGCGTTGGCCAATGTCTCCTTGTTGATTTTTCTGCCGTAGGTCTTGATCTCCATGTTTTTCATGACAAATCCTCCTTCAGTCCCAAAGGTGGGACTCGCAGTGTGTCGCCCAGTCGCTGTTCATGGCGGCGATGGCCTGTTCGTAGTTTTCGCCGTTGATGATGGCATCCAGAGCCTTCTTACCAGCTGCGGATTTTGCGTCGTTTTCGGACGCCGCGAACTTCTGCGCGTCCAAATACGCCTTGGCGCGGGGGTACTGGGCGTACATGGCATCCATGTCATACTTGGGCTTGGGACGGACACCCACGCCGCCGCCGTTCTCGCTGTCAAAACTGGCGTCAAATTCCAGCTTCCAATTTACCAGATCGGCATGGGCGGCTTCGATCTCCCGCAGTCCGGGGATGGCGGCGATTTTCTTATGTCGCTCCTGCTCTGCGCGGATACCGGCTTCGCGCTGCTCCAGCAGCATGGACACGATCTCCGGCTTTGCGGCTTTGATAGCGGCAAGAGCCGCCTTGTCGGCGCGGTACACAACCAGATTTCCAGTGGGCTGGCCGTGTTCGTCGATTTTAAGGGCAATTCTGTACCGCAAAATCAATTCCTGTGCGTTCATGTTCTGTTCCTCCTGTTAAAAATTTTTCATGGGGTGGGGCTGATGCGCTCAGCCCACAGAAGCGTTATTGTTGCTTTCAGCCAATGAGCCCTGCCGCGGTAGCGGCGATCCATATCTAACTTACAAGTAAATTATACCACTCAGCGAGTGGTATGTCAAGAGGGAAAATCTTGTATGCGGCATAGGTGCCCGTAAGGGGAGACCACAGCGAGTGACGGCGAATGATGGCCGAAGCGCTAAAGCAGGGCAGGACTGCAATGCCGCACCAACCACACAAGCGGGCGAGGAAGCGCGAGAAGTTAAGTGCACACAAGCTGTGGCCACAGCGGCGGACAGTTAATCCGCAAAAACAGTGTGCGGCTGATGAAAAGACGCAGCGCGGTGTGATTGCGCTGGCAGACCGCTGTATGGGATGCGTCCCAAATAGTCTGCTTACTTCGTATAGGACTTCCCGCACCTCTTGGCAATGTGTCCCAGGGAAGACGTTATATTCAGGTGAGGCGAAAGCCGGGTACAGACGTGCCAATGACAAAGACCAGTGGTGGGGGGCCGGTGCGTCAGGCAAGAAAGGAAGTGAGCAAAATGGCAAAGGTAGGGTGCCCAAGGAAATACCAAAGCGTCAAGCAAATGCAGAAAGCCATTGACGCTTACTTTGAGAGCTGCAAGGGAGAACCTATTATCGGTGATGATGGTCAGCCCATTATGGACAAATACGGCAATGTTATTTTGATCGGACAGAAGCCGCCCACGATAACGGGGCTTGCGTTGGCGTTGGGGTTTACAGGCAGACAAGCGCTGATCGATTATCAGGCGCGGCCTGAGTTTACGGACACGGTCACGCGCGCGAAGTCCATGTGTGAGGCATACGCAGAGGCGCGGCTGTATGACCGTGACGGCGCGAACGGCGCAAAGTTCAGCTTGAGCTGTAATTTCGGGTGGCGCGAAGTCAACGAGACAAAGATAAGCACAGATGCAGTCAAGGTGATAATTGATGTCTGACATCCGCCTGTCTGAAAAAATTGGTTCTGCGTTTTACGACGTGGCGCGTGACGTGTTCCACCACGGTCACACGCACTACGATTTCAGCGGTGGGCGCGGCTCACTAAAATCCTCCACGGTGTCTGTACTTGTCCCCCTGCTGCTGATAAACAATCCGGGTACACACGCGCTGGTGCTGCGTAAGGTGGCAAACACCATTCGTGACAGCGTGTACGCACAATATATCTGGGCAATCGGTGAGCTGGGTATGGCGGCGTATTGGGAAGCGAAGGTTGCCCCGATGGAGCTGATTTATAAGCCGACAGGACAAAAGATCATGTTTCGCGGCGCTGACGACCCCATGAAGATCAAGTCTATCAAGGTGCCGTTTGGCTATATCGCCGTGACGCACTTTGAAGAAAAAGACCAGTTTGCCGGTCGTGCCGAGATACGAACGATTTTGCAGTCTACAATGCGCGGCGGGTCGAAGTATTGGAACTTTGAAAGCTACAACCCGCCGATAAGCCGCGATAACTGGGCGAACAAGGACAGCCTGGAAGAACGCACAGACAGGCTGTGCCACAAGTCAACGTATTTGCAAGCCCCGCCGGAGTGGCTGGGTGAGCAGTTTCTGGCAGAGGCGGAACATCTCAAGGCCACGGACGAGAGAGCGTACCAGCATGAGTATTTAGGTATTCCTGTGGGTACGGGCGGCAACGTGTTTGACAACCTGGAGCTGCGGGAGATCACCGACGAGGAAATGTCGCACTTCGACCACATCTACCAGGGTGTTGACTACGGTTGGTTTCCTGACCCCTTTGCTTTTATCCGTTTGCACTACGACCGTGCAAGGGAAACCATTTACCTAATGGACGAGATATACCAAAACAAGCTCACGAACGAGGCAAGCGGCAACATCATCATTCAGCGTGGATATAAAGACGCATATATTACCTGCGACAGCGCAGAGCCTAAAAGCGTAGCAGACTATCGCGCTATGGGCCTTCCGGCAAAAGCAGCGGTCAAAGGCCCCGGCTCTGTTGACTACGGTATGAAGTGGTTGCAGCGGCGCAAGATCGTCATTGACCGAAAACGCACACCAAACGCATACAACGAGTTCGTAAATTACGAATACGACCGAAACAAAGACGGAGATATTATCAGCGGCTACCCGGATGAGAATAACCACTTGATAGATGCCACCCGGTACGCCGTTGAGCGCATTTCCCGTCGGATGGGAGTTATTGCATGAGTAACGCGGTTATCATCAAACTTAATGAGCTGGGTTATACCACCATCCCCGACAGCTTTTACGGGAAAGTGTACGAGTGGAAAAGCTGGTATCAGGGCAACGTCAAAGGCTTCCACAACTACACTGTGCAGAACGGTGATCGACAAGTGAAATGTAGGCGCTATTCCCTCGGCATGGGGAAAAAGCTGTGCGAGGATTGGGCTAATCTCTTGATGAACGAGAAAGTCCAAATCACGCTTGAGGGGCAAAAAGAACAGGGCTTTATTGACCTGGTGCTGACGGAAAACAACTTCACCGTCAAGGCGAACGAAATGCAAGAGATGAAGGCCGCGCTGGGTACTGTGGCCTATGTTCCCCGCGTCATTGGGCAGGAAATCAGCGAAAGCGGGGATATTGTACCAGGCAACGCATCCGGTATCGTGCTGGACTATGTGACCATCGAAAACATTTACCCGCTGTCCTGGCAGAATGGATATATCAGCGAGTGCGCGTTTTCTTCCGAAGTCACGCGTGGCGGTAAAGATTATCTGTACTTGCAGATACACCGGCGTGAGGACAACGGCAACTATGTCATTGAGAACCGCATCTATCGGTATGACAATGAGCAACTGGCTGATGAACAGCTTGTTAATGTCAAGGGATTTGAAAATATCCCGCCTGTGGTCCACACAGGGAGTGGCAAGCGGCAGTTTGTCATTGACCGACCTAACATCGCCAACAACGTCAACTATCTGCTGCCGACCGGTATCGCAATCTACGCCAATGCTATTGACGTATTGCAGGGCGTGGATATTGCCTACGACAGCTACGTTAACGAGTTTAAGCTTGGGAAAAAGCGCATCATGGTCAAGCCGTCTGCGGCGCAGTATCTTGACGGCACCCCGGCTTTTGACCCTGACGATGTGGTGTTTTACGTCATGCCGGAGGATACAGAAGACGGTGCGGTGGTTACTCCCATTGACATGACGCTGCGGACGGCGGAGCACAACACCGGCATTCAGGACCAGCTCAATATCCTTTCCAGCAAGTGCGGTTTCGGCGAAACCTATTACCGCTTTGACGGCGGTAGCGTGGCAACAGCCACACAGGTTATCAGCGAAAACTCTACCATGTTCCGTACCATCAAAAAGATGGAGATCGTTCTGGAACAAGCATTGGTGGAGCTGTGCCGCATTTTGCTTCGGCTGGGCAACACGGCCATGAACGCGGGGCTGAATGAGGACGTAGAAATCTCCATCGACTTTGATGACAGCATTATTGAAGACAAGCAAACCGACTTTTCTCGTGATATGCAGCTTCTCAGTGCGGGCATTATGAACGATTGGGAGTTCCGCATGAAATGGATGAATGAGGATGAGGCGACCGCAAAAGCGGCGCTGCCAAAGGCACAGGACATGGTGACCGAGGAAGAAACGGAGGTTGAGTGATGGGCGGTAGAGGTGGAGCAGGTGGTGCAACAGGAGGACTTAAATCAAAGCTACCCGGGCCACTTAGTTTCGATTTAGAAAAATATGATTTTCCTAATCTGAGTGGAACGGAAAAACAAATTAAGTGGGCAGAAAGTATTCGGGAATCTGTGTTGATGGAACTATGGGACTACGCAACTAACAAAAATGCAGATGGAAAAAGTACACACGGCATTGCTGACATTTACCTTAAGGGAAAAGATGCAATGGAAAAAGACATAAGATCAAACCCGCTTGTGAAAGGGACTTCTGGATCGCTCAAGGAAGAAAAAATCTCGCACGCAATAAGCGCCTTCACTGAAACAAAAATGCGAATAGAAAGATGGCACGAATTAGCGGAGAAAAAAGGCGCATCATATTGGATCGAGAACAGAACAAACGCCTTGCAAAATCATTTAAACAAGAAACTTAAAAGATATATTGATGGAAAATGATCAACTTTGAAAATCTGGACAAGTTTGCATTCCCCGGCGTTGGCAAGTACGGCATTCCGCAGATCGAGCCGGTCAAGGCATATCCGCAGGGCGAATTTATCCCCGTAAATTATCACTATGCGGAAAAAGAACCAGCAAGCAAAATCGTCCATTTCTTTGTAGATGATTACCAATTCATCCGCCATTGGAACACGCCGGACAAATACATTCCAAAACTGTCGCAGTTTGCGGCGGTGTGTGCGCCGGATTTCTCAACATACACGGATATGCCGCTTGCGATGCAGATATACAATCACTATCGCAAGCACTGGATGGCGGCGTACTGGCAGCTCCACGGAATGACGGTCTATCCCTCTATCTCATGGAGTGACGAGAGCAGTTACGATTGGTGCTTTGATGGTGAGCCTGTCGGCGGTGTTGTGGCCGTTAGCTCGGTAGGCACACAGCAGAACAAGGAAAGCAAGCGTCTGTTTCTGCGCGGCTACGAAGAAATGATGAAACGGCTATCCCCAGAGTGGGTGATCTTTTACGGCAAAGTGCCGCAGGAATGCGATTGGAACGTGATCCGGGTGAAACCGCATTATGACGATATTGTGAAGCGGAGGAAAGCAAATGAAATATCCGTTTCAGCCGGAACTACTTGACTCGCTGCCCGAGGAACTGGCAGAGCTGTACCGTGGGCTTGAGGACACACTGCTGATGGAGATATGCTCTCGCCTGAAACTGCGGGACGAACTGAACGAGGTCACGGTGCAGGACATCAAGGCGCTGCGGGCACACGGCATCAATCTGAAAGAGATTGAGAAAGCCATACGCCAGGCCACCGGCATCAGCGATAAAAAGCTGAACGAGCTGATAGACGATGTAGTAGAGCGCAACCAAAAGTATTACACCGAGGCCATAGACCTTGCTCATGTCACACAGCCTGACGTGCTGGTAGATGCGACCACCATTGACGCCATAAAACGGCAGACGCAGGACGTGTTCCGAAACATCACCGCTTCGATGGGCTTTTTGGTAGACGCAGGGCGGACGATGCTACCTCCCGCAAAGGCGTACCAGTGGGCTTTAGATGCTGCTACGTTGAAAGTGGAAAGCGGGGCTATTTCTTATTGGCAAGCCATCAAAGACGCCGTTAGGGAACTTGCAAGCGGCGGCCTGCGCGTGGTGGACTATGAGAGCGGACACCGTGACCATGTAGACGTAGCTGCCCGCCGAGCCGTAATGACTGGCGTATCACAGTTGTGCAGTAAGTACACGGAGCAAGCGGCGGAATACCTGGAAACGCCGTATTATGAAGTGTCTGCCCACGCAGGGGCGCGTGATGTTCCGGGGCGTTCACCGTGGGCATCGCACAAGGAGTGGCAAGGAAAAGTGTATTCCACCCGCAGCGGCGACATCTACCCGAACATCTACGAGGTTTGCGGTCTGGGTGCTGTGGATGGTCTGGAAGGAGCCAACTGCCGCCACCGCCGCAATGTTTGGGTTGAGGGCGTAAGCGAACGCACCTACACAGACAAACAGCTTGCCCACATTGACGATGGGCTGGGCTGTACGTTTGAGGGCAAGACCTATACGGCATACGAAGCCACGCAGGAGCAACGAAAGGTGGAGCGCACCATACGCAAGCTCAAGCGTGAGAAAACAGCGTACATCGCAGCAGGGCTGACAGACGAAGAACAGGCAGTGAATATCAAACTGCGCCGCCTGAATGCAAAGTACAAGGCGTTCAGCAAGGCGGCGGGGCTTCCGCTCCAACGGGAACGGACAAAGGTTTTGTATATTTAACAGGTAAAAGCCGGGGAACTGGATTTTATACAAAAATTGGCTATCTGCAAGCCTAAAAGTGCAGGCGGGGCGGTCACGGCAACGACCTAAAAAGCCTATCCCGTAAGGAGTTGAACATGAAGAAAGAAGAGCTGTTGAACATCGGCCTGACGGAAGAGCAGGCGGACAAGGTCTTTGCCATGAACGGCAAGGACATCGAGAAGCACAAGAAAGCCGCAGAGGACGCAAAGGCGGACAAGGAAGCGCTGGAGCAGCAGGTCGCAGACCGTGACAAAGACATCGCGGAGCTGAAAAAGACCAGCGGTGACGCTGCCAAAATCCAGGAAAAGCTGGACGAGCTGCAGGGCAAGTACGACAAGGAAACCGAAGCGTACAAGGCACAGCTGGCCCAGCGGGATTATCAGACCGCCATTGACAAGGCGATTGCCGACAGCGGCGTGAAGTTTTCCTCCAAGTCTGCGGAAAAAGCTTTCCGCGCGGGTATCGGAGACAGCAAGCTCGAAATGAAGGACGGTGCTTTAGATGGGTTCGATAAGTACCTGGAAAAGGCAAAGTCCGAGGATCCCAGCGCATTTGTAAAGGCTGGCGCTCGTGTTAACACGCAGGGTTCGCTTGAGGGCGGCACTCGTGAAACGAAGCCCACGTCTTTGCTGGGTGCGCTCCACGAAAAATACGACAAGTAAAGGAGACATTGACACATGGCTATTACTCTTGCTGAAGCTAAGGTCGGCATGGCCGACAAGGTCGACCAGATGATCGTCGACGAATTTCGCCGCAGTTCTCTGCTGCTGGACAGACTGGTGTTTGATAACGCCATCTCTCCGGGCACAGGTGGTTCCACCCTGACCTACGGCTACATTCAGCTGAACACCCCCTCTACCGCCGCTGTTCGTGCGATCAACAGCGAGTACACCGCCAACGAAGCCAAGCGCGTTGAGAAGACCGCAAAGGCCATCATCATGGGCGGTTCCTTCTCCGTTGACCGTGTGCTGCAGAATACCTCCGGCGCTGTGGACGAACTGGCGTTCCAGGCACAGCAGAAAATTAAGGCGACCAGCAACTACTTCCACAACCTGGTCATCAACGGCACTTCCGCCGCTACCGGCGCTGGTTATGTGACCGGCACCTTCGACGGCCTGAAGAAACTGCTGTCCGGCACTTCTACGGAGCTGACTTCCGACATCAACCTGTCCACTTCTGCCCTGCTGGATAGCAACGCCAACGCGTTTATCGACCAGCTGGATCAGCTGGTTCACACCATCGACGGTGACACCACCATGCTGATGATGAACGGCGACATGCTGATGAAGGTGCGTTCCTGCGCCCGCCGCGCCGGTTACTACGAGCGCACCAAGAATGACTTTGGTCAGGTGGTGGAGACCTTCGCCGGTATCCCCCTGATGGACATGGGCAAGTACTACAACGGTACTAACTCCGTGGACGTTATTGGCACTTCTGCCGCGACCGCTTCCGCCAACGGCACCACCAGCATCTACGCGGTGAGTATCGGCCTGGACGGCTTCCACGGTATCTCCCCCACCGGCAACAGCGTCATTTCCAGCTATATGCCTGACATGAACGCCCCCGGTGCCGTAAAGACCGGCGAGGTCGAGCTGGTGGCAGGCGTGGTGCTGAAGAACACCCTCAAGGCCGCTGTGCTGGACAACATCATTCTGTCCCCCAAGACCGGCAGCTGATTTGAAAGGAGCTGGCTCACATGACATACGCTGATTACGACTATTACTCCGGGACCTATTTGGGCACCGTGAGCGAGGAAGATTTTCCGCGTCTGGCTGTCCGGGCCAGCTCCTTCCTCGATTATTTCACGCAGAACCGAGCCAAGGACAACGTGGATCTGGATGCGGTAAAGATGTGCTGCTGTGCGCTGGTTGACAAGTACGCGGTTATCGAAGCTGCGCAGGCGCTTGCAATGAAGAACCTTGCGACTGCTGCCGCTAATGACGCAGAAGTCAAAAGTGAAACGGTGGGCGGTTATTCCCGCACACTGGCGACCGGCGGCGAATCTGCCGTTTCTGCGCTGAACGCTACGGATGGGGCAAGAAAGCTGCTCGCAGAAACCTGCATGGAGTATCTCGCCCACACTGGCTTGCTGTACCGAGGGAGGGGGTGCGGATCATGTACGCTCCCCACACTGTAACGATCTACAATCCGGTCAAAGAAACCGACAAGGAGACGTTTCAGGAAACGCAAAAGCTGTATGTGACCGTACTTCGTGGCGTGATGCTGCAAGCATCTAAAGCTGTTAACGTGCGCGAGAGCGGGCTTACCGGAGCGGATGCAGTTGACCTCTACATCCCGTTTGGCGTGGAAGCTGTGGACGGTTTTACCGGCAAGGTGAAAACCTATGCCGGTCCGCAGCGGTTTTACGCCGCAGAGGACAAAACCGACCTGTGGACGCTTTCTGTCAAAGGCAACGGCGGGACAACGTTTTTCATCAAAGGCGAGTTTGTGACAGACAATGAAACCGTGGCGCTGGCTCAGGACAACTGCTACACCGTGACCAAGGTTGACGAGAAGGATTTCGGCAGCGTTGATATGCAGCACTGGCAGGTCGGAGGCGTGTGATATGGCGTTGAAATTTTCCGTTCAGACGGACGGCATGGACGCTGTAAAAGAGGCCGTTTCCAAGGGCTGTGATCGCGCAGAACACGTTCTGGCGGTGCAGGTCGCAAAAGATACCGCCCCGTTCGTGCCTATGCTCACAGGCTCTCTTAGGACGCGTACAAGGGTAACGGGAAACACAATTGTTTATCCAGGCCCGTATGCCAGATATCTGTACTACGGCAAACTGTACGTTGACCCGCTGACCGGAAGCTCTTATGCGCGGAAGGGCGTTACGAAGGTTCCAGCGGTGCCGGAGAAGGATTTGATTTTCCACAGAACCGGGACATGCTCCCATTGGTTTGAAGCATCCAAGGCACAGAACATGGAGAAGTGGGTGCGTGTAGCAGAAAAGGCGGTGAAGCGTGATCTCTAAAGAAAAACCTGTAATGCTGGCATCCAGCAGCGAAAAGGCAGACCTTGACCGCCTGATGCTGATTTGGGCAAACCGTTTCCCCGGTATTCCGGAGAATGTGGATCTGATCAAGTACGAGTATTTCGCGGCAAAAACGGTAGGCATGGCGCTTTCCTCCGTTCAGGGTGCCGTTATCACCAAGAAGTATATCTGCGGCGGGTATCAAGCGGAGTATTCGTTTGAAATCCACTACCAGATTGCACCACCCGGCAAGAGTGACGATACACGCTTGAAGGCGGTTGAAGTGCTGAACAAATTCGCGGACTGGGCGCAGATGCAGCGACCGGACATTGGAGAGGGCAGGCGCGCCCTCCGCGTTGAGACGTCTGTGTTTGCATCGTATCTCGGCGCGACAAGCGACCAATATGAGGACTACATGGTCCCGCTAAAACTGATTTACGAGGTGAATGTATAATGGCAGATTTGGAATTTAACACCGCGGCGGGCCAGACCATTGACCGTGAACTGCTTATTGCGTACCTGAACACCGGCACCGCTTCCGCCCCTGTGTGGAGCGCTATCGGTAAGCGCGTCGAGGACAGCAGCGAGGAAATGGACTGGAGCACCGACACTAAGCAGGACATTCTGGGGCACACTTTTACGACCATGAAGAAGCCCACCGTCACGCAGACCTTTGATCCCATCCCCCTGGATGCCGGTGACGCTGCGGCGGTAAAGATGTGGAACCTGGCCGTCAAAGACCAGAATGCCCAGGCGCTGGCAAATCAGGATATGATGATCGGCCACTTCTACGCCACCAGCGGCGATGCGATGTTTGCGGAGCGCTACGACGCTTGCGCTATTGCCATCACCGGCATCGGCGGCGAGGGCGGCGGCACTCTGAATATTACCAGCGAGATCACCTATGGCGGCACCCGCACTGTGGGCACTGTAAAGAAGGGCAGCAGCGGCGCTATTGAGTTTACTGCGGCCTAAATAAAGGGGCGGGCAACCGCCCCTGTTTTGGAGGGAACACATGAAGGAATTGACAATCACCACCGGCGTACAGGAATACCGCCTGAATGACAAATGCACGGTGTATTTTAATCCCAGCGATCCGGCGTTTGCAGACACGCTTTACACAGCGTTTGACGCGCTTAAAAAGAAGCAGGATGCACGGGACGATAACGTAGAAAAAATGAGCGCCCACGAAATGTTTGACTGGCTCCGAAATATGGACGCCGAAATGCGCGAGACTATTGACGGCGTGTTTGAGCAGTCGGTGTGTAAAGCGTTGTTTGGCAATGTCAGCGTGTATGCCATCGCAGACGGTGCACCGCTGTGGATGAACCTGATGGTTGCCATCATGGACGAGCTGGACGAGGGCATCAAACGAGAAAAGGCTTTTCACAGTGAAAAGCTGGCAAAATATACTGCCAAGTACCACAGATGATGTACGACCTTCCGACAAGCATTGAGGTTTGTGAAACGGAATACCCAATAGAAACGGATTTCCGCGTGATACTGGACATATTCTCGGTGCTGTCTGCTGTGGAACTAACGAGCGAAGAAAAGTGCATCGGCGTGTTGGGAATGTTTTACCCCGGTTTTTTCACTATGCCTAAGGAACACATGGAAGAAGCGATAAAACAGTGCTTTTGGTTTATCAACGGCGGGAATGAGGAAACGCAAAAAAAATCAACCAAGTTGATGGACTGGGAACAGGACTTTCGACTGCTCATCGCCCCCATCAACCGCATAGCGGGGCAGGAAGTGCGGGCGCTGCCGTATCTGCATTGGTGGACGTTTCTTTCATACTACGGAGAAATCGGGGATTGCTACTTTGCCCAAATCGTGAGGATCCGAGACTTAAAAGCAAAGGGCAAGCTGAAAGACAAAGCCGACAAGGAGTTTTACCGCAGAAACCGCGACGCTATCGACATTAAGCGCCGGTACTCGGAGGCGGAGGAAGAAGTCATTAAGGGCTGGACGTAAAAAAGCCGCCCCGGAGGGCGGCTGCGCGAATGTCAGTGATTTGCAATAAATGTAATGTCGTTTCCAGACCAAAAATCCGGGGTAAATCTGATTTCAAGCGTTTTCCAATCTGCTGGGACTTCGTAGCCTATTACGCCGGACATCTTTTTCCCTGATGCAACAGTACCGTCCAGCTGACCTTTGTCTGCGGCCAACGTTCCGGTCATGCTCATGTTTGTGGAGTAGTCATCGACATACGCTTCAAAGGACATTATAGAGCTTATGGAAATATCTTTTCTGGATTTGTTTTCAATAGCAAATTCGCAAAATAGAAACACGTTGCCGCTGTCTGGTGTGTAAAAACCTTCTCCGCTTGATTGGGTGCAAGACACAAATGTGACTTCAATGTCTTTAAGGGAGACAACGTCACCTACTGCAAATTCCGTTTTCTGCGGAGCAGTTGAACCGTTTCCGCCTTTTGCGTTTGTATCCCCAACCTTTTCTGAAGAGTTTCCACCAAGCGCAGTGCCAATAATGCCGATAGCAATAAACACAGCTATAACGATCAGCACAACCGGTTTTTTCTGTTTGGCTCCACAAGCGGGACAGACTTTCGCGGATTTTGCAATATCTGCGCCACAGGTCTTACACTTAGTCATTTTATCCATTTTCTTCCACCCTCCAAGAAGTTTTTTGTGGTTTGTTTATAGTACCACATAAATACCATAAAAGCAAGTAGGTGATTATATGGCAAATGCAGACGGTTCCGTTATCATCAAGGCCGACATTGACGATAAGCAGGCGCAGAAAGAACTCAATGCGCTGGAAAAGAAAATAGAAGCGCTGCAGGAAAAGCTCACTAACAAGAAATCCGCGCGAGATACTTTGTTTAACCAAGCCAACAACTTAGGCGCACAGCTTGACGACGCAAAGGCCAAGTTGGCTCAGATGAAGGGCGGCGGCGAGTTCTTTACCAGCGACGCTATTAAACAGCAGGAGGCCGCTGTAGCGTCTATGGAAAAAGAATGGAACGCCATGAATGACAAACTGGACAAGCAAAACGCTGCTATCCGTGAGGGCGAAGCAGAGCTTGACCGGATGAAAACAAAGGCTGGTGAGTTAGGTAAGCAGCTTGGCAATACCGGCAAGAACGCAGGAAAGATACAAAAAGGGTTAGACAAAGCATCCCAGGGCATGGAGGCGTTTACAAAGCGCGTAAAAATGCTGGCAAAGCGGGCGCTTGTCTTTACCATCATTGCCCGTGCGTTGGCGGCCCTCCGGGATTGGATGGCGGACGTGGTAGCCGTAAACGGCGAAGCACGGGACGCTATTGCACAGCTAAAAGGTGCGCTGCTGACGCTGGCACAGCCACTTGTGCAGATTATCATCCCGGCGTTTACTGCGCTGGTTAAAATACTGGCTACGGTGGTATCGTTTATCGCGAATATTGTATCCGCCCTATTTGGAACAACGGCAAAAGAAAGCGCCAATGCGGCAAAGTCCCTGAATGACCAGAAGAACGCATATAAAGGCGTGGGCGGTGCGGCAAAATCTGCGAGTAAACAGCTTGCGTCGTTTGATGAAATTAACAAGTTAAGCGGCGAAGGTGGCGGCGGATTCGGTGTTATTCTACCGGATTTTAGCACGGCGGCAAATTTCGCATTTCTTGATAAAATCGCGGACAAACTCAAGAAGATAGGGCAGGACATTGTGAACCTGTTTAAGGATATCACCGGGTATATCGGCAACGTATTCTCCGGGGATTGGGGCGCGGCGCTGGACAACATCGCAGATTTTGTAAACCACGCCAGGATACTCCTGGCCGATTTGCTGGACTTTGTGGGGTATATCTTTGGAGCAATCATAGACACCATCATAGAAAAGTGCAGGCTGGCTGGTACTCCGGTAGGAGATATGTTGGCCGGTATCAAGGGCATTGTGCAGGGCGGGCTTGGGCTTATTTCCAGCATCCTGACCGGCGACTTAGAAAAAATGAAACAGTCGGTTATCCAAATGCTTACCGGCGTGAAAACCTTTGTGTTTGGCATTTTGAACCAGTCCAAAATGGGGCTGACAAGTCTTTTGGACTGGCTTGACAAAAAGACAAACGGACGTTTCCACGAAATCATTGAACTGGCGAAAACCTATGTCAACGATGTTATCGAGGGGGTAAAACAAATCTTTGGAGGGTTCATTGAATTCCTGACCGGCGTGTTTACGCTGGACTGGGGAAAGGCGTGGGAAGGGATTAAAGAAATATTCCGGGGCATCTGTAATACCATTGTCAGCGTTTTTGAGGCGGCGGTAAACCTTATCATCAAGGGTATTAACTGGCTTATCAGCAAGATCAACACCATCCAAATTAAAATCCCAGATTGGCTCGGAGGAGGATCTTTTGAGTTTAACTTTAGGCCCATTACAGAGCTGCAAATCCCGAGACTGGCAAAAGGCGCAGTAATCCCTCCCAACCGCGAATTCCTTGCCGTTCTGGGCGACCAGAAGCGCGGGACAAACGTTGAAGCTCCACTGGAAACTATCCAGCAGGCCGTGGCGCAGACGTTTGCAAATATGTCTCCACAGTTTGCACAGGCTATTGTCGCTGCGTTCATTGCTACCGGCATGATTGGCAACATTCAGGCTATTGAGGACTACACCAGGGCAACGGCGACGAAAGACTTTACGCTCGGAACTCCAAACAGCGCAACGGGGCGTTGGGTTGACCAGTCGCTGGCCGCATACGCACGAGTAAAGGGGTAATGTATGGCATTTAACGGATACCTTATTAAAGTCAATGGGACGCTGTTCCCAACGAAATACATTGCTTCCAGCAGCTACAAGACAACGCCAAACCAGCGGCTTGACGTGGACTCCGGGCGCGTGGCATCTGGTGTTCTGCAGCGCGACGTATGCGCCCACATGCCTGTCAAGGTCGAGTTTGAGACACTGGCTATCACTAATGATGATGTGGCTATTATCAACAGCATACTGGGCGTTGAGCCGGACAACTTGGGCCGTGACGTGACCGTGGAGTATTACGACATGGAGACAGACAGTTACAAGACGGCAGATTGCTATATGCCCAACCCCACCTTTTCGGTGGACACATACGACAGCAGCAATATCTATTACTCATCTGTTCGATATGCCTTTATCGAATACTAAGGAGGTGACGCAGAATGTACCAGGTAAGTAGCGCATTTCACAATGCGTGTTTCGCGCGGGGCGCAAGGGTGCGCCAGTTGGTACGGTTTTCCGGCGTCACCTTTTTTACAGATGAGGACATTGCGCAGTCAAATCCGTTGAATTTGCAGGAGCTGCTTAACAGCGAAAAGGATCTTCAAATGGGCGCAGCGCCTGGCGCGGAGATCAGTTTCACGGCGCTGAACCGAAACGGATTGCTGAACGAGTTTCCGTATGGCGAATGTGCGCCGTACATCGGCGTAAGGGTAAGCTCCACCGCATGGACGCGCGGTAACGCATTTTGCACCGCAATCATGAACTACGGAACGGGAAACGCGGTAAGGTTTGACGGGTACAGCACAGCACCGTATCTGACGGTAAACGGCAGCACAGCCAATGTGCAGCCGCCGTTTGCAGTAAACGCTTTGCTGCTGGACGGCAATGATGTATACGTTATCTCTGCGAACGGAGACGTGTGGCTGCGGACGTGGGATGACACAAATAAGAAGCTGAAAGACCCGTCAAACAGCACGTGGGAAGTGCTGACAAGCGACACCTGGGGCGAACTTAAAGACAAGACATGGGGAGAACTGAGCAACGGTTTTAAGTCCAGCAAGTTCATGGAGCAGAAATTTAAGCGGTGGACTGGTCGCGGGCTGGCGTGGCGCGGTAGGATGCTGCATGAGTTTACTGCGAAATCCGTAGACACATGGGAATACTGCCCACTCGGCATATTTACCGCTGGCGCACCAAAGCGGCGTGTGCAAAAGGTTTCTGTTACAGGCATGGATCGCATGGAAAAGTTTGACGCTGACGCTTCAAACTGGTGGAACAGCATTTCGTGGGGCGGCGGACTTACTCTGCATACATTGTTGCAAAGAATGTGCGCACAGTTAGAAGTAACGCTGAAAACAAGCAATACGTACCCAAATGCCAACGTTGTCGTAAAGAACCCGCTGAACGCTGACGGGCTGACTTATCGGGACATTCTCCGGTATATTGCGGAAGCAGGTTGCTCGTATGCCCGGTTTGACCGCGACGGCGTTTTGGAGCTGGCGTGGTTCTCGACACCGACAAATGCGCCGGAGATCAACGCCAACCGATATTTTACAGCAGAGACAGCCGAATACAACGTGCCGGTTATTACTGCAGTACAGTTGCTGGCGGACTCTGATGACGTGGGCGTAACGGTAGGCAGCGGAAATAACGGATACCAAATTGTTGATAACCCATTTCTTGCATTCTCAAATCAAACGCAGGGGAAGACGATGGCGCAGGCCATCTATGCGCGGCTTAACGGTTTTGCGGCGTACAGCCCTGTAAGCATTAAGACTCTCTGCAATCCCAGCATTCAGGCTGGTGACATTATTACTGCGACGGTAGAGGGAGAAACCCGGAAAATTCCTGTTTTTACAGCGACCATTACTCCTACAAGAGCAACATACGGATGCACTGGGAATGTGGCACGGCCCGTCACTAGCAAAGAACAGCGTGAAAATTGGCGTGCGGGAAGGAAATACCACGATCTGACGCTGGATGTAGACGGTCTGCGAAGCCGGATAGGCAATGCCGAAGGTGACATTACATCACTGGAACTCACTGCGGCAGGGCTGAAAACGCGGATCGAAAACGCAGAAGGAGACATCACTTCGCTGGAGGCTACGGCGGACGAACTTGACGTTCGTATTACAGGGACAGAGGGCGAAATTACTTCGCTAAAAGCCACAACAAATAGTCTTGGCGTGCAAATCAGCAACACAAACGGCAACGTTGCGTCGTTAGAGCTGTCTGTGTCGGGCTTACAGTCTCAGGTAAGCGGGAAAATAGACGCTAATACGGCGCAGTCAATGATCAACCAATCCATTGACAGCATTTCACTATCTGTCAGCAGTCGCAATGGCAGTTCTACATTCGCGCTTAGAGCGGGACAAACGGAGTTGAGCACTGATACGCTAAACCTAACTGTAAACGCTGTCAACGTATCAGGAATGTTGTCCGCAAGCCAAATCGACGCAACAAACCTGCAGGTGGACGGTGCGAACATTTACAACCTGACAGTTACCAATGCGGAAATTGAAAATTTGTCCTGCAGTAAGCTCACCGGGTATATGCCCGCTGCACGACTTAGCGACGCGACACACCAGCTTTCTGAGTTGTTTGTGGGAGATTTGCAGGCTACGGAGTTTAGCACGACCAGCGTGACCGCGCCCATAGTCTATATCGGTAGCAAAGTTGGTGCTGTGGTGGCTACACTTAATACTATGGGAATAAAGTACGGTGGTACGCAGTACACTTGGGACACCATTGTTTCCGGCGGCGGTGCTGTTTTCGGATAAGGAGGCGTTATGTCGGCGACACTAACTGTCGTTTTTCAGACTGACTATGTGCGGGAGCTTACCTTTGGCAACGGCGTCACGGTGTATCGCAGCAACGGCGTCACCAGCAGTTTCAATTACTCCTACGATTTGGGCTTTAATTTTGCCGTTGTGCAATCTGGTTGGTCTGGAACGTTTTATTGGGACAGCAACAGCGACGGTTCGGACAGAAACCAAATCGGCACAGCGTCAAACGGTAAAGTGACAATCGACTACAGCTGGAAAGTGAAGTATACAGGAGAAAACCGCACAGTTTACATTTCAGCAGAGTCATCTTCTTCTCCGACTACTTATACGTTTTACAACGTTCGAGCAGACGCAAACGGCGGTATGTTTTCTGATGGAAGAACATGGAGCTATTATCCGTCGCAGTACGACTACATCTCTGTAGCCAATTCTACGTCCGCCATGTTCAACGTGGCGCTTCTGCCTACGCCAAGTCGGTTGGGCTACATCTTCACCGGCTGGAAAAGAGATGCCACGGGCGTAGTCTACACCGGCAACGCACCAGTGGTTGCTACATCCAAAGATGCGAACGCTCCCACCATCAACCGCTTTTCAGCCCAGTGGACACGGGGAATAGATCGTTTTTATTGGGACGGCGCAGACGGTAGTAATGACAACAGCGTTATTGCTGCAGGGCTACCGCTGTCCAACCTGACGGCAGCGCGGTGGAACAGGCTTTGTGCGACGTTGGCAACGTTGGCAGAAGCAAATGGAGGGTCTTTTGTTTACTCGCCTGTAGCACCTGGCGGAAAGATAACAGCGGCTGCGTTTAATGCTGTCAGAAATTGCATTGCCACGCAAGCGGGGCATGGTGCAACACCAAAAACGCGAAACGCAGGAGACAGCATATTGGCAAGCTATTACAACGGAGCGGGATCATTAAAAACTGCGCTAAACGGCGCAATAATTTATTACAACAACAAATAGCAAGGAGGACGCAAATCGTGAAGATTGTTTTTGACAAGAACACAGAAATGCAGAGAGCTGTAGACATCAGCCATTTTGGTGAAAGTTTGCTGCGGAAAACGTTAAGCGCTGCGTGGACGGGCCGTCTGGGAGAAGTGTCAAGTGTTCCGGCGGCAAACGCGCTGGCGTCTGAGCCATCGTTTGCAACGGTAGAAATCATGGACGGCGACGGTGATACCGCGTTCACTGTTCCTGTGCAGGGCACATATAACGTTATCAGGGACGTAAATGTCAGCTACGTTGCGTCGGAGCAGGTCTATAGTATGACGCTTGTGCTTGGGTACGACCCGGCGAAGTAAAGAGGTGGCAGTATGACCAAAACTGCAAACCTTGAACTCAGAAAACCAAGCAACACTGACTATGTAGAAGTCGCAGACTTGAACGCAAATGCGGATTTGCTGGACGCCGCAATAGGAAAATTGTCCGACCTTGAGACAACGCAAAAAGACAATTTGGTGCAAGCTATCAACGAAGCAAATACGCATTCTGCAACAATAGCCACGCCTAACGTTGCCGGAATTGTAAAGCCCAGTGCCGACTTTGATATTGCTGCAGATGGAACACTAAGCATTTACACTGCTATGGCTATTACATCTCTGTCCTTGAATAAGGCGTCTGTGCAAGAAATTGGCACATCTGTGACCGGGTTTGATGCGGCATGGGTGCTGAACAAAACCCCGACGGAGCAGACTATTACGGTAACAGGAGCGGGAGACGCAACAATCATCGCAGATGTAAATGCGCGTAGTACCACAGCTTTGACCGGGGATGCGGCAGACGCGTGGAATGAGATAAAAGCAAAAACAAAAAGCTCCGGCACACTTGCCGTTTCTATCCATGTAAAAGACACACGAGACGCAGAAGAAACGAAAACAGCCAGCATCCAGTGGCTGAACGGTGTGTATACCGGCGCGGCGGCAGCGCCTGCTACCATCGACAGCGCGTTTATTCGGACGCTGACAAAGTCGCTGCAAAGCGGCAAAGGCAAGACGTTTACCGTCAACGCGGTGACTGGCGCATATATCTGGTATGCCTGCCCTGTACGCTACGGTACACCCGCTTTTAATGTTGGCGGCTTCGACGGCGGCTTCAGCAAGGTTGCTACAGTGGAGTATACCAATCCCAGCAACTACACGGAAAGCTATCATGTGTGGCGCAGCGACAACTCGGGTCTGGGCAGCACCACCGTGAAGGTGAGTTAGGAGGTAGAGAGACATGGCATATAACGGAAGTGTTGAACTGATCTCCGGGCTCAAGACCAAGAACGGTGGTACATTCCCGCTGGTGAACGCACCGGACGTGCAGGTGGACGAGGACGGCACACGGCTGCCCGTCATGCTGGCCAAGATCACGGAGGTGCAGAGCGTAGACGCGCTGCCGGCGAACCCCGACCCCAACGTGCTATACCTGATCCGCGAGGAGGAATGATCGATGATCTATCTCAACGGGCAGATTGGCGCGGTGTATATGAATGGGCGCTACCACAGCGAGGTGTATCTGGGCAGCGTGGTGGTGTGGCAGAACGTGAAGAAGATCCCCGGTAAAGACCATGCGCAGCTGGCCTTTGAGAACACAGCAGACGGCGTGGCAGCGGTGCTGCTGCCGGGGAATGCGGCTGAAGCGCTGGCTATGACGGCCAGCGTACCGGCGAAAGCACACAGCTTGGCCGACGGAAGCGCAGGGGTGCTGCTGACACTGCTGACTGCGGCGGAGTCTACGGCAGCAGGAACGTCCAACGGCGCGGCATCGGAGGGCCTGCTGTTGCAATATACGGCGCTGGGCAAGGACATTATCGTCACCAAGCAGCAGATCGAGGCGCTGCTGAAGCTCACCACGCCTGTACCTCCAGCTGTGGCATTGGGCTTAGTTCCAGCTGGAACAGTGGGCGATTGGTTGACGACGGAGACAACGATTCCGCCTGCGGTTGCGTTGGTGCTTCTACCCATTGAAACCGGTGACGCGCTGACGCTGACCACACCCGTACCGCCTGCCGTAGCGGCGACGCTGGTAGACGACAAAGCCTCGTCGGCGCTTCAGCTGGTGCAGACCGCTTCTGCCGGTGACGCAGTGATCTTTGCCGACGGGCAGCTTGACGACGGGGAAGTGATTGCCGCAACAGCGGAAGGTTCTGTTGCGGACGGCGCGGACGGCGTTGTAGCTTCGGAGTTGACAGTTGGAAGCGCAATACAGCCGGAAGCTCTGACGGTGGCCGATGGTCAAATTGCCGGTCAGCTGGCGGCGGAGACACAAGTCAAACCCGGTACTGTGGACGCGATGGCTGCAATGCTGTCTCCAAAGATAGAACTCGTAAGTCAGGTAGCTGGTAAGGCAGTGGGCTGGATCTACCCGGTGCAGTACGGATCGCTGCTGGTGGTAGAGCAGGTATATAGCGCAACTGTAAAGCAAGATGATGTGCTCGGTAATATCTTGGAGGTAACATGATGGCAGAAAACATCAAACTGAAAGACCTATACGATGAAGAGCAAACATATAGCAGCATAGACATCGTAAAAATTCCTAAAGCAGATGGAAGTGGTGATGCTACCTTTGTTGTGCCGCCAACTTCCATGTATATGCTGAAGAAATCGAGTTATTCTGGCACAGAGGAAAGTAGTGCTTATGCTTATTCTGGAGTAGAGTCCGATATTACGGCATTTGGCAATAATGTGCAAAAAGAACTATACCCAAATGCGCTCCCAATCCCGACAGTACACAATTATACATTCGGCGAGAATAACATATATTGCCATCCTCTTGAAAGCATGACAATTACTGAGCTTATGAACAGGATGCTCAGAGTTTTCAGTGATGACAACGTGACTGTTACGCCGAACACATATTCTGTCACCCCCGGCTGGTTCCATATTAAATACACAAAAACTGGTGAGGGTGCAAATATTCAGGTGACCATAACTGAATTTGAGGAAGTTGCTGACCCCTCTACTGTTACATTCCCTGCTTATTTGCCGTGGACAATAAATGATGCCAATTATTTCTACGCTTATATTGCCGAGGCAACCCAGCAGGTAAAAGCTGTGACGGTAACAGAAAATGGCGCACAGACAATCAATCCTGATGCTGGAAAATCTGGACTTGCATCTGTATCACTCAACGTCAATGTGCCCAGCGGTGGTGGCAATTTGCAAGAGAAATCGGTATCCATCACCTCCAACGGCACCACAGAGGTGACGCCGGATGCAGGGTATGACGGCATGAGTAAACTGACGGCGACGGTCAATGTAGCAGGAGGTGGAGGCAGCGTGCAAGCAAACTGGGCGCAGAACGATAATACAGCGGCGGACTACGTAAAAAATAGACCCGGCGGGTTTTATATCCCAGGGATGAGTGCTCAAACAGTTACTTTCGATGGGGTTGAAACTGGGCGAGAGACAATCGACATGGGGGATGGGGTCAAATTTGTCAAGGTCGCAGATATTGGGTTGTACCCGATTAACTTTGAAGGTTGCACAATAAAGATGGTGTCCGGTGGAACAGAAGCACAAATATCTTCGTTTACTGTGACTTATATGACAGATTTCGGAATAGCGACAATGATAACCGCTGCTGATGGTACCCCTGCGATTGTGAGCGTTGTTGATGATTATGATATGCAAGGAGTTCTTTTGGGGGCGGGCACTTGGTTCATTTCTTTCTCTGCCCTTGGGATATACGTAAGTTCGTTGGCACTTCCCGACACATCCGGGCAGATGCTCAATGTTAATCTTCCGGGGAACCTTGTGGATTGGGATGCGGGAAAGTATATTATTTTACAATCCTCCACTGCTGACTCTGCCAAAAAGTTCAAAATCACCGTAGACGACGCCGGCGCCCTGAAAGCAACAGAAGTAACAAACTAATTTTATAAAACGGAGGTAACATTATGGTAAGCACGAATGTACGCAACAACATCCTGAACGCGCTGTACGGTCGCTTCGGCAGCGGCGGCACGAGCCTCATTCCCACCAGCAACAGCTGCTATCTTGGCTTCTCCACGGCAGCACCGACCATCAACACAGCGGGCGAATGCATTGCGTTCCCCGAGCCTGAGGCCAGCACTGGCTACAAGCGGCTGAAGGCCGACATGGACGCTGCGGCTAGCGGCTCTATCACTAACGGCAGCGTAAACCTTACATGGGACGCCCCCAACGAGGGCCAGCAGTTCGGCAAGGCGACGCATATTGGCCTGTTCTCCGCCCAGATTGGCGGTATGCCCATCGCTGTGTTCGCGCTGACTTCCGAAGTGACGCTGGGCCTGAAGAACACGCTGATCCTCTACAAGGGCGATCTGACCACTACCCTGACGGCCACGGAAACTGCCAGTGCGTAAGGCCGTGGCGCTGTACCACCTGCTGCTGACTGTTATTATCGCCGGTATCGTAGCGCTGACGCTGTATGCGGGGACTTTCTACCCGCATACGGTGCAACTGTCGGATGAGCGCCAGCGGATCGCGGCCAGCAGTGGGGAGAAGACGGCGGACGCCCCGAGCGGCGCAGGAAAGATAGAAAGCACCCAGCCGGCGCTGTCACCCAAGACGGGCGGCAGTGAGCCGTGGTACGGGTGACAAGGAAAGGAAATTTTGCCTATGACAGAGACGATTATCGTGGCCATCATCACCGGGGGGCTGACGCTGATGGGGGTGCTGATCGCCAACAGCAAGCAGCAGGCCGTGATGGAGACCAAGCTGGACGAGCTGGCCCGGGAGGTCAGAGAGCACAACAACTACGCAAGACGCATGCCGGTGGTGGAGGAGCAGATCAAGGTCATCAATCATCGCATCGCCGACCTGGAGGCGAAGTAGGAAACAACCATTTTGTGTGCGGCCGTGAGCCGCGGAAAGGAAGAATTATGAAACTGAACAACAAGGTGTATGACGTTATGAAGTGGGTGGTTATGATCGTGCTGCCCGCGCTGAGTGCCCTGTATGTGGGTCTGGGCAGCATCTGGGGCTGGCCGTACATCGAGCAGGTGGCCGGAAGCATCTCCTGCGTGACGGTGTTTCTGGGCGCTCTGTTGGGCATTTCCAGTGCCAATTACAAGAAATCTACGCTGGATGAGGAGGCCATGTAGATGGCCGCCCCGAAGGTCTACCTGTCCCCGGCTATGCACAGGGCAAACCCCTGTGTATATCCCCGCCCGGACGGGCAGCAGTGCTATGAGGCGCTCGAGAACAACAAGTACATCGACATTCTGGAACCAATCCTGAACCGCTGCGGCATCGAGACGAAGCGCGGCTATCGGCGTACACCCATGAACAGCGACAACGGCAACGACATCATGAAGCAGAACGTGCGGGAGAGCGACGCATGGGGCGCGGACGTGCATTACGTCAGCCACACCAACGGCAGCGCAGACGGCAAGGGCAACTCCCGGGGTTGCTTTCCTATGTACTACACCTACTCGAAGAACGGCAAGAAACTGGGCGAGATCATGGTGAAGTACAGGAAGCAGATTTACCCGCGCACGGTGAAGCTGGTGGCCAGTTCTAAGTGGTATGAGCTTTACAAGCCCAAGGCGGTGAGCTACTACGAGGAGCACGTGTTCCACGACAACATGGAGGATGCCACATGGTTCCACACCCACATGAAGGAGATCGCCGAGAGCGCGGCCAAGGGGCTGTGTGAGTGGTTCGGTATTCCGTATGTGGAGGAGACGAAGCCTGCGGAGCCGGTGGAGCCTATGCCCCCCGGCGAGCTTCTGGTGAAAATTATGAACAGCGCAGGAACGTTCGGTACGTGGGAGATAGTGAAGTAAAATAAATCTGCTGGGCGGGAAAGAGCTACGACAAGCCGCCTCTTTCCCCGGCGTTAAGTCCCGCAAGCTCACGGCTTATTACCGTGTTATGGACAATTACCACAAGCAGATACGGCGCAAATTGCAAACGATGTCCCCCAAAAGAGCGATTGCATACATCATGAGCGTACAGCTTCCACCAGATGAAGAGGTGTGCGTAATTGAGTGTGATGTGAAACGGAAAAGCTATTGTGAGACAGCGCTTATGCTGAATGTTTCACCTGAAACAGTAAAGCGATGCCGCCGGAGAGCGTACCAAAAGTTTGCAGACGAAGAAAGAAACCGCACCTAAACGGTGCGGTTTCTTTGTTTACGACCGGTAGGGGGAAACCGGCCGCATCAAATAGGGGGTATCCCTCCGGGAGCATTCCGGTGTGGCTGTTTTTTATTATACATCACAACATAGTGTTTTTCAAAGTAAATATTTCGTCAAGTTTCGACCTTTATTCGCCCTTTAACTGCCCCTTTTAATGGGCAGTTTTTTGTTACGCTTATTGCAAGAAACGGAGGTGCTTGCATGGTTGAAAAGCTGGTGTCGTTGGGATTTACACAGCAGATGGCGGAGGACATCATTTGGGCATATCAAGACGATCTTCCGGGGCTGAAAGCCTATGTGCAAGTAATAGAGCTGGTGGCAGCTCATGTATAGCTATAGCTACTACAACAAGAATCCGCGTGGCAAAAACGTGGGAGATTGCACTGTGCGGGCAATCTCCAAAGCCACCGAAAAAGAGTGGGGCGAAACGTACCTTGCTATGGCAGTGGAGGGGTATCTGGAAGGTGATATGCCCTCCGCAAACGCCGTGTGGGGCGCGTATCTGCGGCGGATAGGCTACCGGCGGTACATGGTGCCGGATACTTGCCCGGATTGCTACACAGTCGGTAGGTTCGCCGATGAACACCCAAAAGGCACGTTTATCCTTGCGCTATCCGGGCACGTCGTGTGTGTGCAGGATGGTGTGATCTACGACAGCTGGAACAGCGAAAACGAAATTGTTTTGTATTACTGGCAAAAAGAAAGTGAGGCGTAACTATGGCATTTAACCCGTATTTCAACCCTTATTACCCGCAGCCAATGCAGGACAACCTTGCCCAGCTTCGGCAGCAGCAGATGCAGACCATGCCGCCGCAAATACCGCAAATTCCACCCATGCAGAACCCGGTGGCGCAGGGCGGCGTACAGTGGGTAGCTGGTAGGCCGGAGGCGGAAAATTGGCTGATTGCGCCTAACTCCGCCATTGCGCTGTGGGACAGCACTGCTCCCGTGGTGTACCTAAAACAGGCCGACGCAAGCGGCAAGCCGACCCTCAAGACGTATGACCTTGTGGAACGCCTTGCAAGCGCTCCTGACGCGCAGAAAGCTCCCGCACCGGAATATGTGACCCGTAAGGAGTTCGACGCGTTGGCGGCGCTTGTGGGCGAAATAAAGGGCAAGAAGAAGCGCAAGGTAGAGGAGGACGAGGACGATGAGTAACAATCCGTTTTTCAATGCGCTTGGCGGTGGGCAGATGCCAGGGTCGATGAACGGCTTTCCTCAGCTTTTGCAGCAGTTTAAGCAATTCAAAGCGAGCTTTAAAGGCGACCCAAAAGCGGAAGTAGAGAAAATGCTGCAAAGCGGCAAAATCTCACAAGATCAATTGAACAAGATACAGTCAATGGCGAACCAATTTCAGGGGCTTTTCAAGTAATCAAAATCGTGGCCACGGTTTGATATAAATATTTTTTCAAAAGGAGTGATACTATGTCTCTTTCCTCTGACGGCACCATGCTGACTATGCCTGTGGCTCCTGCCAACACCGGCAACGGTAACGGCTTCGGCTGGGGCGGCGATGGCGCGTGGTGGATCGTGCTGTTCCTCATTTTTGCCGCATTCGGCGGCTGGGGTAACGGCTTTGGCTTCGGTGGCGGCGGCAACGGCGTGATGGACGGTTATGTTCTGACCTCTGACTTTGCCAATGTCGCGCGCAAGATCGACAGTGTAAATCAGGGACTTTGCGACGGATTTTACCAGCAGGCGCAGCTTGTCAACGGCACCAACATGGCGATGGCAAACGGCTTTGCACAGGCCGAACTGTCCCGTAGCAACCAGCAGGCGGCGCTAATGCAGCAGCTCAACGCCATGCAGATGCAAGCCGCAAATTGCTGTTGCGAAAACCGGGCGGCTATCGCCCAGGTGCGGTACGACATGGCGACGCAGGCTTGCGATACCCGCAACACCGTGCAGAACACGACGCGGGACATCATTGATGCAATGAACTGCGGCTTCCGTAGCATCGATCAGCGTCTCACTGCGCAGGAGATCGCTGCGAAGGACGCAAAGATTGCTGAACAGAACCAGCGTCTTTTTGCTGCTGACCTCGCGGCCTCTCAGTCTGCTCAGACGCTTGATATGCGCAACTATGTTAGCGCACAGTTCGCGTATTACAATCCGCGCCCCGTTCCTTCGTTCAGCGTCCCTGCTCCATACCAGTACACCGGATGCGGCAATCAGTACAACTGCAATGGCTGCGGCTGCTGACAACTGCAAAGCATAGCTTTTTCCCCATGTGGGGAAAATGGTCGGCCCCGTGCCGATACTGACACCAACGCGGCGGGGCAATAGCTCCGCCGCTTATTTTAACCGGGTCGAAATCGACCCCTTTAGAAAGGAATGATTTTAATGGCAGAATTTACTTCTGCGGCAATTCAGACCGTTGCTGCTGGGCAGAACGTTCCCCTGACGGAAACTGCGGTCAACAACAAGCCGTGCATCGTGCATCGAGCCGGAGCAGGCATCGTAACTTTGCGCGGGTTGACAAACCAGTGCAAGGCACGTTTTCGCGTGGCTTTTGGCGGCAACATCGCTATCCCTACCGGCGGCACGGTGGAAGCTATTACCGCCGCGCTGTCTATCAACGGTGAACCACTGACCAGCGCCGTGGCGACCGTTACCCCCGCCGCCGTGGAAAACTATTTCAACATTTATGTCAGCGCCATTGTGGAGGTGCCGAAGGGCTGTTGCCTGACTGTGGCTATGGAGAACATCAGCACACAGGCAATCAATTTCGCTAACTCCAACTTGACCGTTGACCGCGTAAGCTGAAAGGAGTAAACTATGAGTATGAAAGCAATGTACGATTTGCGCGATATGCTTTGCAAGGAGCTTGACGAGATTGCCCACAAGGGCGAACTTGGCGCAGGCGATTTGGACATCGTCCATAAGCTGACCGACACCATCAAGAACATTGACAAGATCGAGATGTTGGACGGCGAAGGGTACAGCCGTGACGGAGATTATTCCCAGCGGCGTTACTCCCGCGACGGCGACTATTCCCAGCGCAGGTATTCCCGCGACAGCTACGGCGGCGGCAGCTCCTACGCACGGCGTGGCACCCATTATGTGCGCGGCCATTATAGCCGAGACGGCGCAAAAGATGACATGAAGCGCCAGCTGCAAGAGATGCTGGACAATGCGGATGATGATACCATCCGCAACGCCATTCAGCGGTGTATGGATGCCGTGGAGGGCTGAGAGGGGGTAGTTCCCCTTGATCGACGAAAAGGAACTTAAAGCCTGGATAGCCAGACTGGAAACGGAACAGTCAAGCTGGTCGAACTACGAGAAGTTGGCCGCGCTGTACATTATACAAAACCAGCACGAAGGGCAGAGAAACCCTGCACCGGTGGCTATGTATTCCAGCGCACCAGCTCCTGATGTGGTAGACGGTGACAGTGACTTTATGCAAGCGGTATCATCCCGTGCGCCGGGACAGGCGTGGGCCATAGTGGACGAGTTGATGGACGCGCTGAAAGTGACCAACGCACGGATGTATGATAACGTGATGCGAAAGATGCGTGGCTAACAAATGGCTAACAAATTGCGGAAAAACTACGTAGTTATGCGGTTTATTATTCCCCTGCTAAGGGAGTAGGCGTCTAAACCACGCGCAAGGGTTCAAATCCCTTCTTCCGCGCCAAAACCCCGAAAACCTTGTAAACACAAGGTTTTCGGGGTTTTCTTTATTGCCGAGTTTGTTGTGCTAACTGTGCCTAACTTTGCATAAAGTTGTTTCTGTGGCTAACATTATGGCTAACAATTTTGCTGTGCTTTTTCGAGTTTGTTTATACCCTGGTGCGCAGCCTCTGTTGACACGTGGATATAACGCTGCGTGGAAGAAATTTTTGCGTGACGCATAATCTGCTGCACGACCGGTAATTCCACGCCTTTTTTTACAGCTTCGGTAGCTGTGGTGTGGCGGCAAGAATACGGGGGCAAATCTCTAATTTTTAGCACTGCCATAGTTTTGTGATACGTGCTGTAAAAATTGTCTTTGTTTCCACAATACAAAAAACCAACTGCGCTTTCGGAATAATTGGAGAGTGTTAGAAGCACAGAAGACATAAACTCTGGGAAAACAATAGGGACGTCTTTCCGCTTTTTAGTTTTACGTCCGCATCCGTAAATCTCGTGCTTGTTATAGTCTATCATGCTAATTTTGCAAGCAAACAATTCAGCGGGCATCATAGACGTGTAGATCATAAGCAAAACGTATCCTATAAAAATATTTCCACTGTCCCATGCTCTCCACATTGTATTGACTTCTGCCTCGGCAAATGGGGTAGGTTCTTTTTCTTCCAACTCCGGCAAAATAATGAAGCGGGAAAGATTAACTGTCACTGTTCCGTTACTACCCCCGCTGGCCATAGCCCTTTGGTACAAATGGGACAACAGCGATTTCATGTCACGCGCCGTGTAATGTGACGTGGCCTCAGAGTTTACTGTATTTTGCAGATCGTCAAGCGTAAGCGTATCAATTTGCCGTGCGATAATAGGTTCAATTCGTTCGCGGGCTTTTTTGTAAGCCGCAATTTTATCTTTGGACAGTTTGAGCATATCGTTTTCGCTCCACCCTTTCCAAAGAGATAGCAACGTTGGAGCTTCTTTGGTGGCCTGGTAGGCCTGCGATGCTGCCCACTCCAGCGCTTCTGTTTTTGTGCGGAAGCCGCCTTTGGTTGGCCGTTTGCGTACAAGACGCAGTTTTCCGTTTTCGGAAGGTTCTTGGTATGCGTAACCAGCAGCCATACCCGTCCACGTTTTGCCGCGACGAAAGGCTGTTCCGCTGCCGTTCCCGCGAGTTTTCTTTTTGGTGGTTGCCGTGGCAATTTGCTTTTTTCCGCAGACGTGGCAATACGTCGAGCCGGAAACAAGCTCTGTGCCGCATTTAATGCAAGTGGACATAGAGCTACCTCAATGTTTGCGTATTTCTTCCAGCGGCGCGTGTTGGTTTGAATACTGCAGCGCCATAATAAACGCGGCGGCAATTACGCCAATACCTATAGCCAGGAGCAATATGACAATCCAGGCGAATATGCTTGCCTCTCCACCCTGAATAAGGCCCTCGTGTGGTATGCGGTAGTCAAATGCAATATACCCCGCAACTATCGCCATAAGAATGGCGGATAAAAGCATCAAGCCGTAAAGGGCGGACTTTATCCGTTTTTCTTTTTGGTTCTGCCGGTCGATCGTTTTTGACATCTGCTCCATGCCGCCCTCAAGGTGAGCTATGCGGACGTCCGCATCATGGAGCTGCTTCTGATGCTTTAATTGCTCGTTTGCTTGCGCCAATTTATCTTCGGTAGTAAGAACCGGCTCTATTCCAAAGTATTCATCCAAAGATATGCCGAGAACAGAACAAATAAGTCCGGCGTTATATACGCTTGGATTTTTGCTGCATGATGCAAAGAAATTTTTCACAGTACCTTCCGGTATGCCTGTTTCGTCAATCAACTGTTGCATTGATATGTTCTGAGCATCTCGTGCCTGGGCGCAAAGTTCCTGTAAAGACCCTCGCATTTTATTCCTCTTTTCCCCTCAAAAAGTGAATTTGCCCGTATTGTGGTAAAGTTCCCCAAAATAGATATAGACAAAACAATCAAAAGATGGTTTTCGGTCTTGCCCGGATAACGTCATTTTTGCTATGGTAAACGTGCAGCCGGAAAGCCGGTAGGCAACCGGCGAGAATAGCCCCGCCGTTCGTTGCGGGAGCGGCGGGGCTATTTAATAAAGACCCACATAAAAACACTTCCCCCCGAAAAAATTTACAAAAGGTTGCACGCTGACGTGCAACTTTTACCTTGAGCAAAACAATAATAAAGTACAAAAATATTGCACACCTTAGAAAAAAGATGTCAACTTAAGAGAGGGGAAAGAAATGTATTGTACCAAAACGGCGGGGCATGATAAAATGAAGCTGGCGGCAGTTGCAACACAAGACGTGTTGGGGCTTCTCAAGAAAAAAATACTGCTTCTTACCGATAACCAGTTGGACGAGTTGATTAAGGTGGTAGAATATGAGCTGTCAAAAAACGAGCGCTGATTACTTGGCAAATAACGCAAATGTGCGCGACATGAGCGACGCAGATCACAAGGAGATACAAATGGCGCTTGTGGTCCAAAGTATCAAAAACGAAAGACGGCTTGAGCGCATAGAAAAATTGCTTCTTATTTTGGCCGCGTCAACGCTATTTAACGCAGTAACGATACTACTAATGCAGCTATAGCGACGAGCAGAGAGAGCAAAGGTATCCAATTTTTAGACCACCAGTCTTGATTGGACTTTGCTTTCTTTTCTTTTTCCTTTTTAATGTTCTCCGGTGCGCACTTATCGTATTTTTTCAAGTACTTATTGTAGCAATCTTCGCTTACACCGTATGCCTCATGCCGAGGCCGCCTATTAAGTTTCCCCATTTTTCAGCATTTCATCTACAATTCCCAATATCATTTCGCGCTGGCGATCTGATAATTTAGGGAGTTGTGCATACAACCGAGTTATTTTTTCATCCAAACCCTCGCCCTTTGTGGCGGGGGCGTTTTCTTGTTCGCCTACTCCGTCCATCAGTTCTGTGACGGTAACGCCAAAATAATCGGCAATTTTTATAAGAGACGATTTCCGTGGAGTCGCACCGTTCCCCCATCCGGTTACAGACGCCCTGGTAAAACCCAATTCTTCCCCCACGGCAGACGGAGACTTGTTAATTTTGCTGCATAATTTCACATAGTTAGAATAGAACAAAAATAAGCCCTCCATTTTGTGCAACACGACAAAACTTAACAAACTTTACAATTTGGCTTGACTGTTAACTTTGTTAGGTTTATAATGGGCTTGTGGCTTGAAAAAACGTTACAAGAAACCAGACCCCGATACATTGTATCCGTGTCAACGCTACTTTATTGCTTGAAGGTACGGTAGTTAACGAGGCTCCGATGCTCCCGCAACGGACACCGGAGCCCCGGCAGGGACGTCGTGACGTCACCTGCAAGCACATAGTAGCATACTTTGTTAACTTTTGCAACCACAAATTTAGCCGCAGGCGGGAATACCGCAACTATTCTCGCCTGCGGCGCACCAAAAAACAAAGGAGGGCTAAATTTGCTGGAGAGTTGGACAGGCAAGTTGGTCGGCAAGATGCACGTTCACGAAATCACATACGACGAGGTAGCGGCAGAGCTTGGCGTTTCCCGGCCTTATGTGAGTATGCTGCTGAATGGGCATCGAAAGCCACCGGACGCAAAGAAGCGTATCGAAGTGGCGATTGACAGCATTATCGCCAGACGCGCTGAAAATGGGTAAGAAAAAGCCCCGCCCGGTGCTGGCACACCGAACGAGGCATCTCCGAAACATCTACCAAAATGTTCTGCGGATAGTATATCACACCCGCAGGGGAAAGGTAAGACAAATGACCATCAAAGAGATACAGGCGGCGGACAGGCCGTACCTGACGCCTGACGACGTGGCCGGGGTGCTGGAATGTGACCCCCACGCTATACGGCTGGCGGCGCGGGACAACCCGGAGCAGTTGGGGTTTCCTGTGATGCGCGTAGGAAGGAGAACGAAAATCCCCCGGATACCGTTTCTGCGGTTCATGGGGTACATGGAGGAAACGACATGAGTTGGTTTGCATGGACGCTGGTGTTCATCGGCGCGGCGTGGCTGAGCTGGGCTATCGTCAAGGGCGTGGAGGCGCTGGGGCGATGAGGGAGCGCAACAGAAGGGCGCGGGAATACTCCCGGATGTGCCGCACCAGACGATGGTGCAGGCGTATGTGGGTAGTGGCAATCGTCCTGTGGGTGATGTTGCTGGCGTTTCTGGCGTGGGGTCTGACGCTGCCCCCAGTGCGGGAGGACGTGGTGCAGTCACCGCCCACGGCAGAGATCGCGGAGCCGGAGGCGGAGAACGTGCTGGTATGTGACATCACCGGGTACTGTGCGTGCTGTACGCCCTACGCCCACATGAACCAGAGGGACGGCCTGGTGCTGACGGCCTCCGGGCGGTGGGTGCGCATCGGCGAGGCCGTGGCGGTGGACCCAGACATTATCCCGCTGGGCAGCACCGTGACGCTGGGCGGCAAGACTTACATAGCAGCCGATACCGGGGTGTACGGCTACACGGTGGATGTGCTGATGAGCCACGAGGACGCGGCGCAGGCCGGTGTTGTGAAAGCGCTGGTGAAGTGGGAATGATCGGACTGGTGAACTGGACGGCTCCGCCCTGCCAGGGCTGCCAGCGCAGACACGCGAAGTGCCACGGTCAGTGCGAGGACTACGCGGCGTATGTACAGGCCGTACAGGCCGACAAGGCGAAACGCTACGCATCGTACAGCGAGGCTGATTTTTACAGCATGAACAGCGCAAGGCGAGAGAACGCCAAAAAGGCGATAAGAAAGAGGGATGGAAGATGAAGGTCTATAAGGCAACAGACAAGGACATGAAATGCCGTGAATTTCAGTATGAGCTTGGAAAGACGGCGGAGGTCGAGGGCGACATTGAGCTATGTGAGAGAGGGCTTCATGCCTGTGAGATGCCGCTGGATGTGCTGGGCTATTACGCGCCCGGTGAAGGTTCACGGTACTTCGAGGCGGAGTTGGAGGATGTCAGCGACGAGAAGCGCAGCGATGACACGAAGCGCGTCGGCAAGAAACTGACGTTAAGCGCGGAGATCGGTATTCCGGGGCTGGTCAAGGCCCAGGTTGAGTACGTTAAGGCACAGTGCGGTTTTGATAACGCAATCAAGAAAGCGAACGACGAGAAGAAAAACCACGCCACCGGCGAGAGGGGCGCAGCTGATGAGCGGCAGCGGCATTCATTTTGCGGGCAGCTACAACGGTGAGGAGCAGAAGCTTGTGCTGGAGGATGAATT